GGTACGGTTATATGCAAGCGAATCGGCTCTACCGACTTCGCCAGTGAAACGATTTTTTAATAACACAATCTCTCTAGTGTCATCGCTTGGGTCTTCATCATTGACTTGTAAGCCAATACAAAAGTCTGCGAGTTGAGCCAAAGCATGGCTACCTCTCAACTGGGATAATTGAACCTTTGCTCCATTTTCGTGACCACGCTGTCCCTCTGGTCTTCTAAGGTGACTCACAAGGAATAAACAGATATCTAACTCCTGTACTAGCTTTCTCAGCAGAGTCATTATCTGGTCTATCAGCCTGCGTTCATCATTCACTTGTCCAGTGAGGCCACTGACCAATATGGAGACATGATCCAAAAATATGTGCTTACAGCCCATGCCTTTGACCATGTACTGGATTCTGTTTGTTATTGTGTCAACCGCAGTTGATCCAAAGTGGTCAAAAAGATAGATAGGACGATCACCAAGCAATTTGTCGTATGCCTCTACGATTTCAGGTTCTTCAGCCACACCCTCGTCAATAGTGATATTTTTTTCCATGTGTAAGCCGACAATACCTTGTAGAGTTCGCTTGTTTGTCTCTTCAAGCATAAGCATTCCAACTGTCTCGCCTGCTGTGTGTAGGTGATAGGCTATCTCACGAATGAAAGTACTCTTTCCAACGCCACTGCCTGCACAGATAGTCACAAGGCCAGTGCGTATACCGCGAGTCATATCATTCAGACGTTGGTATGGATAAGTGACTGTAGATG